ATGTCCATCGCCCCCTGCCGAGCCCCCGTCCTGGCCAGCCTGGATCGCGCACAACCCTTCGCTTCCGCCGAGGATGCCTGGTTCTGGACCATGGCGGCCTTGACCGCGCGGCGGGACGGCGCGCGCCTCGGCGCCGGACGCGGGCTGGTGGTGCGGCCCTGCGAGCCCGATGACGTGGTCAAGTGCCTGGACCGGCTGTACCGCCAGCGCCGCATCGACCTAGCGCATGCCCGCATCCTGCGCATCTGGGGCGAGCGGCATGAAGCCCCGAGCCCGCGCATCCCTGCCGAGGCCGGCGACCTGCGGCTGTGGCGGGAGGCGATGGAGCGGCTGGACTTTCCGCTGCGTGCCAAGGGTATCGTCGCAGGCCCCGCGCGCGGCATGGCCGGCGCGGGGGAGGTGCTGGCGTTCCGCGGGCGGGTCGCATGACGGGCCCGGTGCAGCCCGCTTCCACCCAGCGCCTGGCGCATCGGCGCGTGGCGGATGCGTCCGGCCAGGCAGTGTGGATCGCCTTCGGCGGCGTCGCCGACCAGCCTTGGCTACGGCTGCTCCGGCCAGGCTTCAGGCACTGCTTCGCGGCACTGGCCGACGAGGGCGGCTGGACGGTGCTGGAGCCGCTGTCGGGGCGGTTGCTGGTGGCGCGGCTGCCGGTGCCGGGCGGCTTCGACCTGCCGGGCTTCTACCGCCGCGCCGGGCTGCGCGTGCTGGGTCCCTTCACCCCGGCCGCGGCTGCGCCGCAGCGCCTGCCGCCGCTGGCGCCTTTCACCTGCGTCGCGCTGTGCCGTGCACTGCTCGGGGCGGCTGCGCCGGCGGCCTGGACACCATTCCAGCTGTTCCGGGCGCTAGTCCATCGGCATGAGGAAAATAATCAGCAATAATAGGAATAAATATTGACGTAGGCCCCCGACCTCGTCTATGAAGCCCCTGCCACGGGGCGAATTGCGCCCGGCGGCATCCTCCTCTCCCCCAACTCGACCCGTCCGGCCTCGCCGGGCGGGTTTTTTCTTGGGCGGAACCCTCAAGCCGAAGGAAGCGCGCATGGGTGGCCTGTTCAAGGCGCCGAAGCCGGCCGTGTCCGCCACGGATACCAGCGTCGCCGCCAGCCAGGCGGCGCAAGGGGCGGCCGAGCAGGCCGCCGCCACCGAGGCCGCAGCCGAGGATACTGCGCGCCAGGCCCGGCTGCGTGCGCTGGAGCGTGCTCGGCGCGGACTGTCCGGCACCATCGCCACCTCCGCCCGCGGGGTGCTGGATCCGGCGCCGGCCTTCGCCGCGCGCAAGACGCTGCTGGGCGAGTGAGCGCCATGATGACCCCGGACATGATCCTGGCCGCGCATGCCCGCGCCGCCGCCCGCCGCAGGCCGCTCGAGGCACGCTGGCAGGATTGCTACGACCATGCGCTGCCCGCGCCGCAGGCCGCGCCGCTGTTCGATGCGACGGCGGCCGATGCGGCGGAACAACTGGCGGCCTCGCTGCTTGCCGAACTCGCGCCGCCCTGGTCGCGCTGGTTCAACCTGGCCCCCTCCCGCCGCATGGCCGAGGGCGCGCAGGCGCAGGAGGCGGCGCGGGTGATGGAGGCGGCGGCGGAGACGCTGCAGGGCCATCTCGACCGCTCCAACTTCGCGCTGGAACTCCACCAGGCCTTCCTCGACCTTGTGGTGGCCGGAACCGCCGTGCTGCTGGTGGAGGAGGCGCCGCCCGGCGAGGCCACGGCGCTGCGCTTCACCGCCGTGCCGCTGCGCGAGGCCGTGCTGGAGGAGGGCGTTTCGGGACGGCTCGACACCGTCTTCCGTGCCATGCGCCTGACGCCCGCCGAGATCCGCGCGCGCTGGCCGGCGGCGCGGGTGGCGCTGCCGAAGCACGCCGCGGAGGACTCGCCGCCACAGCTTCGCGTGGTGGAGGCCGTGTGGCCCGACCCGCGCGCCGGGCATCGCTTCGCGGTGGTGCTGGAGGGCAACGAGGCGGCACCGGAGCTGCTGGCGGAAGGCCGGTTCTCGGAAAATCCCTTCATCGCCTTCCGCTGGCTGAAGGTGCCGGGCGAGACCTATGGCCGCGGCCCGGTCGCCAAGGCGCTGCCGGATATCCGCACCGCCAACAAGGTGGTGGAGCTGATCCTGAAGAACGCCTCCATCGCCGCCACCGGCATCTGGCAGGCGGAGGATGACGGCGTGCTGAACCCGGCCACGGTGCGGCTGGTGCCGGGCGCCATCATCCCGAAGGCGCAGGGCTCGGCGGGCCTGACGCCGCTGGCGGCGCCCGGCAATTTCGATGTCTCCCAGCTAATCCTGGAGGATCTGCGCCGGCGGATCCGCGGCGCGCTGCTGGCCGATCGGATCGAGGCCTCCGACAAGGCGGCGATGACGGCCACCGAGGTGACGGCACGCAGCGCCGTCTCCATCCGCCTGCTCGGCGCCATCTATGGGCGGCTGCAGGCGGAACTGCTCGGGCCGCTTGTCGCGCGCTGCCTGTCCGTGCTGCGTCGGCGCGGGGAGGTGCCGCCGATCTTCGCCGATGGGCAGGAGGCGCGGCTGGTCTATGCCTCCCCGCTGGCGCGCGTGCAGGCCCGCGCCGATGCCGCCGACACGCTGCTGTTCCTGCAGGCGGCCTCGCAACTCGGCGCGGAGGCGCAGGCGGTGCTGGATGCGCCGGCGGCCGCGCGCTGGCTTGCCCGCACGCTCGGCGCCCCGCCCGAGATCATCCGTCCAGTGACCCAGAACCAGGAGTGAGCACCGGCATGACCGAGAACCTTCTCGACGCCGCGACCGAGAACGCGAGCGCAGGCACGCGGCCCGCCGAGGTCCCGGAGAAGTTCTGGGACGAGGCGAAGGGCGCGCTGCGCGTCGACGCGCTGCTGAAATCCTACATCGAGCTGGAGCGCCGCCTGTCCCAGCGCTTCGCGCCGCCCGGCGAGGACGCGCCGGAGGAGGACAGGCTGCGCTGGCGCCGCGCGCTGGGCGTCCCGGACAGCCCCGATGGCTACGAGGTGACGGCGCCGAACGAGCTGCTGACGCCGGATGCCACGGTGAACCAGCGCCTGCACGAGGCCGGCTTCAACGCCCGCCAGGTGCAGCTGGTTTACGATCTGGCGGCGGAGCGCCTGTTGCCGCTGATCGCCGAGGCCGCGTCCGAGTTCGAGGCCGGGCGGCAGGTGGAGAAGCTGCGCGCGCATTTCGGCGGCGAGGACCGCTACCGCCGGATCGCCACGCAGCTCTCCGCCTGGGGCCGGGCGCATCTGCCGGAGGCGGTGTTCATCGCCCTGGCCTCCACCGCCGATGGCGTGGTGGCGCTGCACCGGATGATGGAGGGTCGCGAGCCCACGCTGTCCCGCGACGCGCAGGCCGAGGCCGGCCCGGACGAGGCGGAGCTACGCAAGATGATGCGGGATCCCCGCTACTGGCGGTCCCGTGAGCCGGATTTCGTGAAGCGCGTGACGGAGGGTTTCCGGCGTCTGGTTCGCGAATAGGCATCCGGCCCCGGCTCAAACCCCAGGGCGTGACGCCGGGCCGGTGCCGCCGCGCGGGATGCGCGGCGGTGGCGGGGCGGATGGCGCGGGCCTCGGCAGGCCCCCATCCGCCCCGCCCGATGAATTGCCCGCAGGGAACCCGCCAGGGCCTGCGGTTGCGCGCCGCGCCGCCGGCCCGACCAGGGCAACCGGCTGGCCGGCCATTTTCCCAACCCATCGAGGAGCGACGCATGTCCGCATCCACCCAGATCGACGCCGTCTTCACCCGCCAGTTCCAGGCCGAGGTGCACGAGGCCTATCAGCGCCAGGGCAGCAAGCTGCGCCCGACCATCCGCGCCAAGACCGGCGTGACCGGAACCAGCACCTTCTTCCCGAAGGTCGGCAAGGGCATCGCCGCGGCGAAGACGCGGCATGGCTCCGTGCCGGTGATGAACCTGGAGCACGCGCAGGTGGAATGCGTGCTGCAGGACTACTACGCCGGTGACTGGATCGACCGGCTCGACGAGCTGAAGACCAATGTCGACGAACGCAGCGTCGTCGCCAATGCCGGCGCCTATGCGCTGGGGCGCAAGACCGACGAGCTGATCATCGCCGCGCTGGACAGCGCGACGCGCGACGCCGTGGGTACCGCGGCGGGCACCACGGACGCCGACGGCCTGACCAAGGCGAAGGTGCTGCTGGCCTTCGAGATGATGGGCGCGGCTGAGGTGCCGGACGATGGTGGCCGCTACGCCGTGGTCGGCTGGAAGCAGTGGTCGCAGCTGCTGAACATCGAGGAGTTCGCATCATCGGAATATGTCGGCGACGATGCGCTGCCGTGGAAGGGCAGCCAGGCGAAGCGCTGGCTCGGCGCGATGTGGATGCCGCATTCCGGCCTGACCAGATCCGGCGCGCTGCGCTACTGCTACTTCTACCACCGCACCGCCATCGGCCACGCCTCCGCCGCCGAGGTCGAGACCGACATCACCTGGCATGGCGACCGCGCCGCGCATTTCGTGGCGAACATGATGAGCCAGGGCGCGGCGCTGGTCGACGATTTCGGCGTCGTCCGGATGCGCGCGGCGGAATAGCCGAAAGCCCTCTCCCCCCCACGGGGGAGAGGGCTGGGTGAGGGGGGCTGCTTCCTCACCGAGACCCCCCTTCGCAGGATCGGACCCACGACATGGCATTGACCGCGCTCGCGCTGTGCTCGCGCGCCCTGCTGCGCCTGGGCGCGCAGCCCGTCGCCTCGCTGGATGAGGGAACGGCGGAGGCGGAGGTGGCCGCCAATCTCTATGCCCCGGTGCGCGATACGCTGATCTCCGCGCATCCCTGGTCCTTCGCCACCGGCCAGGCGACGCTGCCGCGCCTGTCCGCCGTGCCGCAGGCCGACATGGCGCATGCCTTCCAGCTGCCCCCGGGCTTCCTGCGTGCCCTGTCCGCCGGGACCGGCCCGCGCGGCCGGGGCATGCCCTACCGGATCCACGAGGACCGGCTGCACGCCGATGCCACAGCGGTGACGCTGACCTACATCTTCCGCCCGGATGAAAGCGGCTTCCCGCCCTTCTTCGCCCAGGCGCTGGTCGCGCGCCTCGCCGCCGAATTCTGCCTGCCGCTGACCGAAAGCCAGTCCCGCGCGGAGATGCTGTTCCGCCTGGCGGAAGCCGAGCTGCGCAGCGCCCGCCTGGTGGACAGCCAGCAGGATACGCCGCGCGGCATCGAGCATTTCCCGCTCGTCGATGTGAGGGGCTGAGGCATGACCATTGCCACCCGCCGCATCAAGTCCTCCTTCACGGCCGGGGAGCTGGCGCCGGAGCTGTCCGGCCGGGCCGATCTGCGCGCCTTCGAGAACGGCGCGCGGCGGCTGCGCAACGTCGTCATCCAGCCCACCGGCGGCGTCGCGCGCCGCCCCGGCCTGGTGCATGTGGCGACGCTGCCGGGCGTGGCGCGGCTGGTGCCCTTCGAGTTCAACACCGAACAGGCCTACCTGCTGGCGCTCAGCGACCACCGCCTGCAGGTGTTCCTGGGCGATGCCGAGGTCGCCTCGCTTCATGCGCCCTGGAACGGCTTCATGCTGTCGCAGCTGTCCTGGACGCAGAGTGCCGATACCCTGCTGCTGTTCCATCCGGAGATGCCGCCGCAGCGCCTGACGCGCAGCAGCCACACCGCCTGGACCATCACGCCCTTCGCCTTCGGCCGCATGCCCTTCCACGCCTTCCGTCCCGACGTCGTGCTGACGCCGTCCGCGACCAGCGGCGTCGTCACCCTCACCGCGTCCGGCGCCGTCTTCCAGCCCGGCCACGTCGCCACGCGGATCCGCCTGAAGGGACGGCGGCTGACCATCTTCACGGTGCTGGATCCGCAGACGGCGACGGCGCTGGCGGAAGATCTGCTGCCGGACACGCAGCCGAGCAACGACTGGCAGGAAAGCGCCTTCAGCACGGTGCGCGGCCAGCCGGTCTGCGCCTGCTTCCACCAGGACCGCCTGGTGCTGGGCAGGTCGCGGGACCTGCCGAACCGGCTCTGGCTGTCGCGCACCGGCGACCTCGGGGATTTCGATACCGGGGGTGGGCTGGATGACGAGGGCATCGAGTTCGCGCTGGTTTCCGACCAGGTGAACGCGATCCGCGCCGTCTTCTCCGGCCGCCACCTGCAGGTCTTCACCTCCGGCGCGGAATGGATGGTCACGGGCGATCCGCTGACGCCGTCCTCCATCCAGCTCAACCGGCAGACGCGCATCGGCACGGCCGTCGAGCGCCAGGTGCCGCCCGTCGACGTGGATGGCGCGACGCTGTTCGTCGCACGCTCGGGCCGCGGCGTGCATGAATTCGCCTATACCGATGTCGCGGATGCCTACCAGGCCAACGACCTGGCGCTGGTCGCGCGGCACCTGGTGGATGTGCCGGTCTCCATGGCCTACGACCAAACCGCGCGGCTGCTGCATGTGGTGATGGCCGATGGCGGCATCGCCACGCTGACGCTGTACCGCGCGGAGCAGGTGACGGCCTGGACGCGGCTGGAGACGCAGGGCGCCTTCCGCGCCGTCGCCGAGATCGAGGGCCGGGTCTATGCGCTGGTCGAACGCTTCGGCACGCACCGGCTGGAACGCTTCGACAGGGCCGCCGGCTTCGACGCGGCGCTGGCCGGCGGTGCGGCGGCGCCACGGGATGCGTGGTCCGGCCTCGGGCATCTCGATGCGCGGCTGGTCGGCGTGCTGGCCGACGGCGCGCCGCGGGCGGCGGAGCTGGTGGTGGATGGCGCCATCCTGCTGGAACCGCCTGCCACCACCGTGCAGGCGGGCCTGCCCTTCCGGCATGTGATCGAGCCGCTGCCGGCGGCGCTCGGCACGTCGGCTGGTTCCGCCGCTGCGCCGCTGCGCCTGGTCTCCGCCACCTTCCGCATCCTGGCGACGCCGGCGCTGGAGGTGGATCTCGGCCGTGGCGCGCAGCCGGTGCCGTTCCGGCGGCTGGACACGCCGCTGCTGGATGCGGCGCCTGTGGCCTTCACCGGCGATGTCGCGTTGCGCGCACTGGGCTGGCGGCGCGACGCGATGGCGCCGCTGTGGCGGATCGAAGGGGAGACACCCCTGCCGCTGACGCTGCTTTCCGTCACCACCGACATGAGGATCACCAGCTGATGGCGCAACTCGCCCCCATCGCGGCCGCCATCGGCGCGGGCGCCTCCATCTACTCAAGCGTGCAGCAGGCGCAGGCGCAATCCGCCAATGCCAAGGCGCAGGCCAGGGCGGCGCGGGAACAGGAAGCGGCGCGCGTGGCCCAGGTCGGCGTGCAGCAATCCGTCGATGCCCGCGCGCGCGATGCCCGGCTGGCCGGCACGCTGGCCTCGGCCCGCGCGCGGCTCGCCGCCGGCGGGATATCGGCCGACGAGGGCTCCGCCGCCGCGCTGACCGCGGGGCTGGAACGCGATGCCGCCGCGGCGCAATCCGACAGCGAGCAGGTCTTCGCCGCGCGCATCTCCGCTGGGCGCCGCACCCTGCTGAACGGCGACGGGTCGCTGACCAGCTGGCTGCGCGCTGGCAGCACCTTCGGGACGTCGCTGCGCAACCTGCTGGACTGATCCCGCACCCATCCCCCACAGAATCCGGAGCCCATGATGGCCGAGCATATCCGCATCGGCGACGTTGCGCCGCGCGTCCAGTACCTGGGCGACGGCAGCCGCGTTGCCTTCACCTATCCCTTCCCGATCTTCCGGGCTGAGGAACTCGAGATCCGCATCGACGGGATCGTCCTCGGCGGCGGCTTCACGGTGGCGGGTGCCGGGAACAGCGAGGGCGGCATCGCCACCCTCGCCACGCCCGCCGCCAATGGCAGCACGGTGACGCTGCGCCGGACCATCCGCGTCGAACGCAGCACGGATTTCCAGGACAACGGCATCCTGCGCGCCCGCACGCTGAACGACGAGCTGGACCGGCTGGTGGCGACGCTGCAGGAACAGCGGGAGGAACTGTCCTCGACCCTGCGTCAGGACCCGGCGGAGGTCGGCGGCAACCTGGTACTGCCGCTGCGCACCGCGCGCGCCAATCGCATGCTGGGCTTCGACGGCACCGGCAATGTCGTCGTGCTGCCGCGCGATTCCGGCCTGATCAGCGCGCCCTTCCCGGGCGCCGTGCCCTTCACCGTGGAGGACAAGCTGGGCGAGCAGCTCAGCGCGCGCGACTTCGGCGCGACCGGCAACGGCGTGACGGAGGATGGCCCGGCGCTGCAGGCCGCGATGAACGCCGCCGGCGCCTCAGGCAAGACGCTGCTGATCGGGGAGGGCACCTTCCGTACGGCGCAGCCGCTGACGCTGCCCGGTGCGGCCGCCGGGCTGACCATGCGCGGCACGATCCTGTATGCTGGCCCCGCCGGCCAGGCCGCGCTGACGCTCGGCGACGGCGGCACCGCGCGCAACGCCAGCAAGCGGCACAGCGGCCTTTCCGTCATCCGCGCCACGATCGGCGATTGGCTGGACGAGGCCGAGATCGGCATCGTGCTGCGCAACCACGATGCCTCCCTGATCGAGGTGCGGCGCGTCGAAGGCTTCACCATCGGCGTCCGGACCCTTGGCGATGGCCGCGGCTTCGAGGATTGCACGCTTGTGCTTGGCCGCATCGTCAACAACCGCATCGGGCTGGATGCGCACACGCTGACCGCGGCCGCATGGAACACCTCCATCCGCTACTATGGCGGGCATTTCGCGGTCGGCTCCACCGTGCATGTGGACAAGGACCGCTTCGGCATCCGGCTTTCCGCCGCCCCCGGCGCCTATGTCGCACATAACCGCCACGTCTTCGACGGACCGAATTTCGAGCTGAACGCGGAGGGCCGCCCGATCTCCGGCATTCCCTTCCTGTGCGAGGTGAACAGCCGCGCCGTGATCGCCCGCGGGCTGCGCATGGAAGGCTGCAGCGGCTTCGTCGCGCGCCATACCGCCGGGGCGCAGGACCATGCCTACGAGGTCGCCTGGGCCAGCCAGGGCTATGCGGTGGAGATCGAGCACACCGGCACGGCCACCCGCCTCGGCGGCATGGTCCGCACGCTGCACCAGGCCGCGGCGCATCGCGAGGCGACGCGGGAGGTGGCGGGCACGCCGAGCCTTCGTGCCGCCGCCATCCGCTGGAGCCCGACCGAGACGGGCTTCGAGCGCATGGCCTGCCTGTCCTCGAACGTCTCCGGCGCGCCGGCCAGCCTGGCGGACTTTGCCTTCGCCGCCCTGGACTCCTACGCCCTGACGGAACGCGGCGTGTTGCTGAATGGCGGCCGCGGCCTCGGCTTCGTGGTGGACACGCGCGGCTGCCGGGACTTTGCGCTCGGCGTCGATGCGGATCAGCCGCGCCTGGTGGTGATGACCTTCGATGCCGCAGGCAGCCTGCTGACCGATGCCGGCGGGCCGCTGGTGCTGGCCTCAGGCCAGTCCATGCAGTGGAACGCTGCGGCGCGCTGGTGGCAGGGCGGGTCCGACATGAACGATGCGGCGCTGACGCGGCTGCAGGCGCTGAGGCTGGCGCCGAACGTGGCCACCGCCATCATCGGCGTCGCCCGCATCTCGGCGGATTACGAGCTGCGCGCGCTGCGGCTGAACTGCGACCCCCGGCACGCGCCGGCGCTGCTCTACGGCCTGCCCGGCCTGCGGATCGGCGTCCGTGACCTGTCGGCCGACCAGGCCTGGGATCCGCCTTCCATCACGGCCGGCGGCAATGCCGCGGTCAACCTGCCGCTGCCGGGCGCGCGGCCGGGCGACTTCGCACAGGCGGCCTTCTCGCTGGCAACCTCCGGCATCGTCTTCATGGCGCAGGTGGGCGCGCAGGATGTGGTGACCGTCACCGCCTGGAACCGAACCGGCGTCCCCGTCGACCTCGGCGCCGGCACCGTGCGCGCCCGCGTGGTGAAGGCATGAGGCGGCCGGCCCGGACCGCGCCCGGCGCATCGCCCCTGCCGCGGGAGACGCTGGAGGCGGCGATGCAGCGGGTGGCAGGCGATTATGCCGCCTTCGTCGCCTCCTGGCCGCGGGGGGAGGCGGTGCCGGACCCGAAGGCCTTCGCCGCGCACCAGGCGGCGGCGCGCGCGGCGCTGGCGCATATGCAGGAACTCGCCGCCCTGTCCGCCGGAGAGGCCGGGCCAGCGGAGACCGGGGAGGATGGCGTGCTGAGCCGGATGCGCGAGGAGATGGCGAAGGAGGGCGATGGATGAGCGAACGGCCCGCCGACTTGTTGGAATTCGCCTGGATCTGGAACCGCCTCGCCAATCTCGGCACGCCCGACGTGCATCGCCGGATGCTGCGCTGGCTCGCGGACCGCGGCGAGGCAGGCGACGCCCGGCTGCTGCTGATGGCGTTCCGCGGCTGCGGCAAGTCCACCCTCGTCGGCCTGTACTGCGCCTGGCAGCTGTACCGCGCGCCGGAGACGCGCATCCTCGTGGTCGCCGCGGACCATGCGCTGGCGACGCGCATGGTGGCGACGGTGCGCCGCATCCTCGGCCGGCATCCGCTTTGCGGTGCGCTGCTGCCGGACCATGGGGAGGGATCCTGGGCGTCGGACCGCTTCACCGTGGCGCGGCATGCCGTGCTGCGCGACGCCTCCATGCTCGCGGCCGGCATCGGCGGCAACATCACCGGCGCGCGCGCCGACCTCATCGTCTGCGACGACGTCGAGGTCGCCGGCAATTGCGCCACGCCCTACCAGCGGGAGGAGCTGCGCGAACGCCTGACGGAGACCGAGTTCATCCTGGTCCCCGGCGGCCGCATGCTGTTCGTCGGCACGCCGCACTGCGCCGAGAGCCTTTATGCCGAAGGCCCCGCCGCCTTCCTCTCCGGCTACCGCCGCCTGGTGCTGCCGTTGCTGGACGAGGCCGGCGGCAGCGCCTGGCCGGAACGCTTCACGCCCGGCGGCATCGCGGCGCTGCGCAGCCGCGTCGGCCCGTTCGCGTTCCGAAGGCAGATGCTGCTGGAGGCGGTGGCGGAGGATGCGGCGCGGCTCGATCCTGGCATGATCCCGCGCTACGCCGAGGAGACCGAGTACCGGGAGGCGAATGGCCGCGGCGTGCTGACGCTGATGGGCACGCAGATCGTCTCCGGCGGCGGCTGGTGGGATCCGGCCTATGGCCGGCCCGGGATCGGCGATGCCAGCGTGCTGGCGGCGACCTATTCGGACGCCGAGGGCCGGCACTACCTGCACCGCATCGCCTACCTGCTGCACGACCCGGAGGCGGCGGAGGATGCGGCGACGCAGCAATGCCGCGCCGTGGCCCGCATCGCCCGCGACCTGCTGCTGCCGGTGCTGCGCGTCGAGACCAACGGCATCGGCAAGTTCCTGCCCGGCCTGTTGAAGCGGGAAATGCAGCGCGCCGGCATCGCCTGCACGGTGCTGGAGGCGACCAGCCGCCGCGCCAAGGCGGAGCGCATCCTGGCGGCGCTGGACCCGGTGCTCGCGGCCCGCCGCCTGCTGGCCCATGAAAGCGTCTTCCGCACCCGCTTCGCGCGAGAGATGGCTGAATGGCGCCCGGACGCGCCGGCCCAGCACGACGACGCGCTGGATGCGGTGGCCGGCTGCCTGCTGGCGGAACCGGTGCGCCTGCCTGGTGCGCCGCCGCTGCGCCCCGCAACGCTGCCCTGGCGCGGCAGCTAGCTAGGCGATCTTCCGCGGCGCGATCTCGCTCGCGTGACGCTCCAGCCCCTCCGCCGTCGCCTCGTAGCGCCCGTCCGGCCGCAGCCGGGCGAGGCCCATGCCGGAAAGCCGTGCGAGGCACGGGCCGTCCTTCAGCCCATCGGGCCGGCCCGGCCGGCCGACCAGTGTCAGCCGGTGCAGCGCCGACCGGCAGCAGGTCTCGAGATAGGGCTGGTTCCACATCGCCCCAGGGTGGCCCCGCCGCCGTTCATCTTCAAGGAGTTCCCGCCATGATGCCCGATATCCCGCCGCAGATCCTGAACGCGCTGGCGGATGCGCCGCTCGCCGCCCTGATGCTGTGGATGCTGCACAATCTGCGGCGTGAGCTGCAGCAGCGGCCCGAGGCGCCGCCGCCCGCCGCCCCGTCCCGTAACGAGCTCGCCGACTTCAAGCTGGAGGTGGCGCGCACCTATGTGCCGCTGTCCCTGATCCGCGACCTCGATTCGCGGCTGTCGCTGCAATTGCTGCGGATCGAGGAGAAGCTGGACGAGGTGAGCCGCGCCGCCACCACGGCGACCGCCATCGCCGGGCAGGCCATGCCGAACCGCAAGATGGGCTTCGGCGCCCGTGCCGAGGCGGAGGACGAACGATGA